GTTACCACTAGCATCTCTGACTGAGATTATCTCGGAAATATTTGCATTCGCGAGTCTAACTCTTTTAAATCTTTCGTAAGCCCCTATTTTCACCGTTTCTCGGCCGAACATCCCAGACACCACATTACCATATGCTTTAATGGCGTAATAGGTGGGGGCGCCAGTTGATGGATCAGTGGTGGCGACAACAACTGGATTTGTTGGATCATTAAAATCTACATTTTCTGTTAAAACAAAATTTAATCCGGTGTCAGATGAAAATCTTGTGCCCCGGCGGGCGATGGGGATATATCTGGTGTCTGGGCCAATGCCGGTGGTGGACGCCGGAATAAGAAGAAACATGGCGACTTTGCCATATGTAGAAGGGCGCCCTGTGTTTTTATATCCTAAAATTCGGCCATGTCGTACAATATTGCTATATTGATATGCGGTGTCAAGAAACGTTTCATTAACGTTATAGTCCAAATAAAATGAAAGCTGATCCCCAACATAGGCAACAGCATCCAACATCAATGCGCCGAAAGAAGCCTCGCTAAAATCTTGAAAGGAATCGGGATAAAACCTTTCCGCAATCTGCATTAAGTCACTTCGTATGCTTTGAAAGTCTCTATGCGTGTAATCAATCGGTACTATCTTTTTTTGTTCATCAGCCATATATTAAACCTCAATTCTAAATAGTAAACTCTAATAGATCTTTCACACCAATATTGGGTACAGAATACGCAAGAGAAATTCCTAGTCTATTTGCGTCTTGTCCGCCAGCATCAAAAGAGATTTTATTTATCTTCACAATAGGAAGATATTTAGTTGCTTGCTCTCTTATTTTTGTATCTATTTTGGCATAAGTATTTCCATCAAAATTTAAAAATAGATAGCGATTTATTCCGACACCAAAATCTGGTTCCATAACCCTTTCACCTGGATTTGTCAATATAAGCATTTTAAGATTTTGCTTAATCAACACCTTAAGGCTTCGAATCATTACAAACCCATCAATTGAGTCGGTTGTGAGCGGAAGAGCAACTGCTAAAGAGGACATTTTTTATATTACCTTATTATAATTATCATTAAACTTATTTTTCGCACAAATCTCCATCAGCATTAAATGGATTACCCGTTAGTTTTCTTTTCCTCCACCACCCCAGCAGTCTTTCACCAGGAGAAGGAGAAATTCTTTCCTTTAAGCGGTTTAAATAAACTTGGGCGGGCCCTCGACCTTTTCCGCTAAGATCTCCAATATCAAAATCTCTGGAATTATAAAAACCCCTAAATTGTCGTTTTATAAGTTTTTTTGAATTTCTCAAAAGTATCTGATCCCACTCATCCCATTTTTTTATCATCGGGCTGGCTCTAGAGCGATCATTCACGCCGGCCCAGCCTTCATTTCCAACCACACTTACATCACTTATATATGGCTCCCTGGTTTCGGGATCCTGCCCCATTTCTACGACTGCGCGGGCGCCTGGAATATCGTTTATACCGCCGCCGGGGAAAATGCCGGCTGTTTCGCCATCTTTGACTGTAACCTCACCAATAGATGCGAAGAAGCCCATATTATTATAAACGGCAACTGTAGATGTAATTTTGCTAAGAGGGAAAATGTATCGCGACATTAACTTGAACTTGTCATCTTCCTTGAGATGATCAATCAAACATAGCAACAATTTATTATCTGCGCCGACAGCTTCAAATTTTCCAATTGTGGTATCCAGGGCGTCAATTTCAACTGATGTTACGTGTCGCTTGGAGCCATTAAGAATTATAGAAAACTCTAATCCATGGCGAATGCCCAATTCTCCGGAGAGCCCAATCACGGAGTCATTGTCATCATAAACCAATTCCAAATCCCCGGGATATACATCTGAAATATTTAACGAAGGATCTCGTGCCTTAATTGTGCTTACGGCTGTCGTGGGGTTCGTCTTTGTTCCATTAATACTGATATATTTTTCGACTACAAATGGTTGCGAAGTGGAAGAAGTCCAGCCAGTATAATCATATTCAGGAACATCGCCAATGGGAATGCTCATCATATTGGCCATTGGATATAAAATATCATGTGGTTCTTCTTCAAAATGTTCAGGGCCCGACATGTAAGTTACTTCGCCGCCTTCACCTACATAAACATGATATTCTCCAATATATTCATCGCCAAGTGAAAACTCATCAGTGGAATCGTTATCCTCTCCCACGACGAATTCGCCCCCATAGGTATAATACGGCTCATCGCTGGCTTCCGGGGGGGCCGTGGGCAATGGCCCATATGTCGTTTCAAGAAATTTATTGAGGGTAAGAGTGTTGCCCTGGGCCATTGATTCGAGCAGATAATAGCCTAAATCAAAAATAAGAGGAGTCATGCCAACTATATCAAGATTTTTAGCAAACTTTTCGCCCATATAATTTAATTCTTGAGATACCAATTCAGTAAGAACAATTTTTGCATCTTCTTCTGTTTCTCTTACGGCTCCAAAAACCAAATCTGACTTATAGTTTTTTAAGAAGATTCGATCAGTTTCATCATCTTTCCGGTCAATTCTGAGATCTGTCCTGTCTTTCCTTTCATAATCTAATTGCATTTGATTTAATCTAGTTAAAGCCAAGAGAACCTGCTTGGGCGGATCTTCAATGTCTCCGCTTTCAACTCTTCTTGCGTACATTTGAACCGACTGTTCCAAGAAGGCATACCAAAATTCTTCATCTTTAAAGAAACTAAACCGCTCTAGTCCATCAGGCTGTGCGTCTTTGAAACTTTCTTCCATATCCTCCACAATATAGGCAGCGTAAAGAGAACTAAAATTTCCTGGGAATTTGGGATAAAACGTTATAAAGGATGCCATCGACTTAATAAAATGAGTGGTTGCATATATTCTAACTGCTGCCGTTATTAATCCTTGCAGTCCAGATACCGCATCGCGGGTGAGAATTCTGTTATAAGGAACCTCAAGCGCACAATCTATATCTTGTTGTAGCCTTTCATCTTCTGGAACATTGGGATATTCTTCGTCTATGGTATTTTGAATTTGACCGAAATCGATTAATTCTGTTGTGTGTGGCTTGCAGGGGGAAAAATCGGGGAACAAAACATCCACCAGTCCCAGCCATCCTTTATTTTTTAGTGGCTTAATGTAAAGGGGGGGATTTATATATCTCCCTCCATATGTTTCGGGGCTTAAATAGAAAACCCTATTCTCATCTTCAATTTGCCCAGATTTTATCTGCCACTCCATGCGACTTATCCCTAAAATCTGATCTCTGTTGGCGATTCCCCGGGTGCCACCATTCTCATCACTCACCTCTGCGTCCCCATAAGATGTTCCGCCCGGTGATAAAGTTTGCCCCTCGTCGACAACATAGCGTGTTTGATCTTGAGTCAGGGCATCATATTCGGCGCCATAATTAAATGCAGGCTGATTTGTGGCCACGAGTGCAACAAGATCATTGGTCACGCTTGTCATAATGGCGTCATGAGTGCCTTTGGCGCTCTCAGCAGAAATCCCCAACATCTCAGCCATCAATACCACAGGGGGGCTGTGGGCATGCTTTGATTCAAAACAAGTGAGAAAGGTTGGGTAGTCTTTAACCTCAACCTCCCCAAACGTATCGTCCGCAGAATAAAATTCGGCATGCATGTCTGCTAAAACTTCTTTTTCATTCGGCTTCAATCTCGAACTTTTATATTCCTCCGGATCAGCGATCATCGCTTGATTAAAATCCGTGTGGGCGCTTTGATTAAAATAGTTTATTATTCGGATGCGCGCATTGTCAGAGGGCCTACTTCTCACCCCTTGATAACCAAATTCAGATTCATTATATTCCAAATCAGAAACGTATAACTCGACTTTAAAGCCATAAGACCACTCAGATTGTTCACCATTGGGACCAGTTCTTAAACCTTTACAGTTATCTTTAAAGTCAAATTCCAACTCTGGAGTTTTCTTGCGCCCCAATTTTGTAAAAAGAACTGTGTCGGTTGTGCCGTCAACATCAAAAGTGTAATTATATCCAAAATCCGGAAGGTAAATTCCACCCTTCAGGGGGGATCCCTTATTTAAATCTTTTAATTCGTCAAAAGTTTTAGTAAACGTTTGATCATCTACCCATTCATTATTTGAAGAATATGCAGTATTCAGGTTGCCCATTTCTCTTTGAAGCCATTCGGCAACATACAGCGGGAAGGCACCTCTTTGCTTCTTAAGGGGCGCCGCACTAACAAAGTTCCAAATGGAATCAGTAATCGCGGCGGGGTTGGTCGTAACCATGAGGGTCTCGCTCACGGAAACGATACCAGTAAGATCAAGGCTGGGATTGTACTCTTTATAAAAATCAACATATTTGTCCATATTGAATGATTTTCTATAATGAGCCGTCAAAGGATTGGCCATGGTGTCAGAAAGGATCATGTTTACCATTCCCCAATTTGCTTTGCCTGGGCCATTCCCCAACATATCAGTGGAAAATTCTGCTTTAAGGGCTTCAAGTTGATTACCCAATGCAGCAGTTGTGGTTTCTATGCCAGCCTCTGGTTCATATGGCAAAAGTCCATTATCACACCCGGGATCTGAAATCAGTGGAGGTATGCAGTCCAATGGCAACTTGTTCATCATGGATGCCACGTCTTCTAACTGTTGAGGGTCTCTTTCACATAATTTCTTAATTTGTTCCGGAGTTGCCCTCCCTGCTAACAATTGGGCTCGGAGATCACAAAATTCGTCCACCTGCTCCGGAGTCAAACACAATGTTGGATTGGCAGAGACCAAATTGTTTTTCGGTAATGTATCCATTCTGTCTCTTAGCTCTTGTTTAAATTCCGCCGGAAGCACGTTACCCATGTTTTTAAATGC